AAGATCATCAAAGGGAATAAAGTTGTCAGGATCAAGGGGAGTCGAGATCGCTGAATCGATATAGGCTGAATACCCATCATCAGATTGGGCGGTCATACCTGCGACTAGTGTTTCCACTACTTTTTGAGGAGACCCACCTACGTCCTCTGTTTTTACGAGAGGTTCCAGACGAGTCCATGTATATGTGTTTGGCATAGTATTAGTTTGTTTAGGCGAATACTGTTGCAGAACCGTAAACGTCACTCGCGCTGGTTCCGTAGGCAGTTAGGTCAACCATAAAGTTAGTGTAAGTAGCGTTAATCATATCATCCCCTATCCCATCAACCATCGCGGCAGCCGTATCCGGCTCGTAGACTTGGTTGTTATTCCAGTTTACTGTTAGTGAGCTAAATGATGAAACGCTACTGAAATCAACGTGCAGCTTTACAGTCTTACCGGCTGCCATATTACTTACGTTGATTGTAATATCCGCATTATCCTCATGGCATACAAGGTTCTGAATGTTGCTCGCATCCATATCCACCGCGTAAGTGACTGTAGCCGATGAGCTTGGCGTGATGGTCGTGACAGGTTGGGAGACTTGGCCACCGGATGCGACCCGCATCCGTTCGGTTCCATCAACCTCCATAGTAATTCTGCTACCGGAAGTTCCCCCCGTTGGGTCAGCCATGATAGCCACATGACCGCCATTTCCTGACAACACTGAATAGGTGCTCGTTAGGTCAGAATCAGTTAGCCGTATTTCTGGAGATGAGCCAGATAACTCAAGCATATCCGATGGGGCGGAGGTCCCAATTCCAAGCGAGCCTGAAGAATCTATGACTGCTCTTTGTGCGTTATTTACATGAATCTTTAGAGAGTCAGTGGAGTGGTCGTAGATAAGCTGACCACGAGAGGAATCATCGGTATCGCCAAAGACAATGTATCCAGCGTTATTATTTGGAGTCAGGATTGAAAGACCAGCAGCCGCATCATCCTCAATGACTAACTCATCTGCGTTTCCGTTCGGTGCTTCAGTAAGCGATAAGTCTCCAGCAGAAATGTGGAGGTTTCCCTCTGGTGAATCAGTTCCAATTCCTAAACCCGTTGAATCAAAAACAAGACTGCTGGTTCCTTCAATCGTTCCGTCACCTGTCCAAACTCCGACTTGACTATCGGCAGGAGTGCCAACCTTACTGACGTCACCGGAACCACCACCACCAGCACCCAACTGTACGTCCGTGCCAGCATCATCAGTGAAGTACAAGGTGTTGGGTGTTCCTGTCTTAACCCAAATCTGCCCGTAGGCAGCAGTATCGGCTGCGGCAGATGCTCTTTCCTTTAGACTAACTGACCCTTCCGCAGAGATGTCTCCACTGGAGTTAATTCGCATACGTTCGGTGGAACTGGAGTAGAGCATCAATTCCGCACCACTTGTAGTACCATCAATTCCCGCAGCACGGGTTGAGCTTTCATTCCTCACCCAACAGCCGTAAGCGGTATGGAAGTGTCCTGAAATTGAGGCATCAGAAGCCCCTTGAGACTTTAAGGTGTTCGGGTTAGTCCCGCCAGTTTCATAGAAGGAGATATTACCCTTCGTCTCCAAAATTTCAGAGGAAGGCGTTAGGCCAATTCCTACGAGACCGGCGGAGTTTATGCGAACTCTCTCTGCTGGAGTCGTGCCGCCAGTTGCAAAAGCAATCCCTGTCAGAGCAGCACTTCCTTCGTCGGCAAATAGTATGCTGGCTGGAATAGAGGCGGAATCTACACATCCTATAGCAGCACCGTAGTTCCCTGTAGTGTTGTTATCTTTCTGAACGATAATATTGTAATCAGATTTAGTTGTTGAGACAGTGGAACTATCCAAACTTGTGGGGCCAACGTGGAGATTGGTGGCGGGTGAGGCACTACCAATTCCCACGCGATTGTTTGTCGCATCAACAGCCAGAGTGGTAGTGTCAAAAGTAATGTCACCAGTGATATTGGTGTCCAGATTAACCGTAACTGTCCCACTGGTTCCACCTCCGTTAAGGTTTGTTCCTGCTGTGACTCCGGTTATATCGCCCGTAGTAGGTGCTGCCCATGAAGGAACACCAGACGCAAGAGTCAGCACCTCTGTATCAGAGCCTTTTGCAAGTTTTGCTAATGTGGTTGTGGTGTCAGCATAAAGAATGTCACCTGCTGTAAACCCTGTTAATGTCGTTCCGCCCTTCGCAACAGGTATTACATTATTATAGGTTGTTGCGTTCCCGCTTGAAGTTACATCTCCTGTTAAATTCGCATTAGTGGTGACGGTGGCTGCATTGCCCGTGCAACTGCCCGACGAACCGGACACATCGCCCGTTACATCGCCGGTCAAATCTCCAGTTACGTCTCCGGTAACATTACCCGTTACATTCCCCGTGACTGCCCCCGTGTGGGTTCCTGCGCTATCGCCTGTTAAGTCTCCTGTAACATCCCCCGTGACATCACCCGTCACGTTGCCTGTCACATTTCCCGTCACGTTGCCTGTAACCGCCCCTGTAATGTTTCCTACAAAGGCAGTGGAGGTTACACTTGTTAACCCTGTTAAAGTGGCATCGAGGTTCAGAGTGACCGAACCACTCGTCCCTCCCCCGTTTAAATTAGTTCCTGCCGTGACTCCAGTAATGTCACCTGTCTCCGGTGTAAACCATTCCAGTGTACCTGCACCGTCTGAAGTCCTTAAAGCCTGACCGCTGCCTCCCACCGCAGTAGGAACAGTAAGTGTGTAGGTCGTGACAGTCGCAGGAGTTCCAATGCCAAAGTATTCTCCACCCGCATCATCTTCCAGACGTAGATCAGAGGAAAGCGTGGTCACACCTGTCACCGCCATCGTTCCGGTTGACTTAACTCCGGCAGTGCTTAACTGGAGCGTTGAGTCAGTTGCGTCACCGTCCTGCACCGTGTCCAGTGAGCCAGTTAGCCCGCTGGCACTTGTTGTCTTGAGCAACTCCGTGTAGCTCGATGCAATAGTTCTTCCCGTTAGCGTTGCCATAACCTAAAACCCCCAAGCCTTCTTAATTTGTTTCGTACTAAACTGCGATTGGCGCATGAAGCGGGAACCTTCCTTTTGTTCCAGCTTGTAATAACCGTCCTTAACCTGCTCTGCCTGTGAAGGAATGCCGACAGCCTTTCCACATAATGAAAAACCCTCATCACCCATGCTGCGAACATAGTCCACCCCGTCGATCGTTAGACGATCCGTACCGGATGGAACAATCTTTTCAACAACTTGACCGTCTTCAGAGATAAAAGAATAGATAGGCATTAGTAACCCATCGCTTCATCTTCCTCTTCAGCCGCAGCAAGAAGTCCTGCCTCTTCCTCTTCCAGAGCCACATCCTCCTCGATAGACTCTTCTTCAGAAACGTGTTCAACATACTCGACAGGAACGCCACCCGCGCTCACCAGTTCAACGTGAACCGTGCCATCATCGTTAATTGCAGCCACATTTCCCTCGACTGCCTCAAGCGAAACCGCATCACCCACTTCAGGAGTAACACCAGCACCCGCTTCATCTTCGGAGACTAATGCCTCCAGTGGTAATTTAATCATTTCACAACCCTCTTCTTTTTTATTGGAACGACCGTGAGAGGGAGGTTTCCCTCCCCCCACGGCAATTATAATGGTCATGCCTTTTGGGCTTTTACCTTTGTGCATGACTTGAGTTATTAAGCAGTGCTAGCCGTCTTACTACGCATTACAACGTAGTAGTTCGGGTTCAGCCTGAGCGTAGTCCAAAAAGTTTTAAAACCGGCAGTCAGCTTTTGATTAAGAGGATCACTCTTATCAGGCTGATCGCTGATTATAACTTTCGGGCTAAACGGAGACTGACTACTTAGGTCAGGACATCCATAGGACTGTTGTCCGAGGAACAATGATGCGTGAACATCATTTGTTGCCGCAGTGCCACCGCCACCAGACGCATCATAGATGACTCTATCTGCGTCAGTGCCGTTAGCATCACCAGAGATGAACGGATTAGTCGTCATAATGAATTTTGCACCGTACAACGAGCCAACCTCACCTTTATAGAGGTCTTGCACATTGCTGTACTGAGCAGCATTCACCCATGTCGTGTCCACCATGATGTCACTAATCACCTGTGGGCTTGCCGCAGCAACATACATTCCGCCTGAAGCGGGTTGCGAGCGGTTCACCTTTAGCTGAGTAACAGCATTAAGGACAGCAGCAGCATCCAGAAGCGTTCCCGCGCCTGTGGTTGCCTCAAACGCAGTGTATTGAGTGGCTGCGGTTGTCTCTTTTGTTCCGTCAGCATATAGCTCAACCAGTGTGTCTTCATTGTCAAGTTTGGTTGACATATCAGCGGCATAACCGCCTTCCATTGCCGTACCTCCAACATTTGACCCCACGACTGTGTTGCGGGTGATGGTGTCCATATCGAGGGCAGCATCTTCTCCGTTGGTCTTCATCGACTGCTGTAAGCTGTTGAATAAGTCCGTTGCGGTGAGGATGTCAGTCAACTCAATGACTTGACCTCGTTGGGTTAGTGTTTTCTCAATCTTAGATAGAGTGAGTGATCGTGTTCCAGAAGGAGCAGTGCCCTCAGTCAACGCTTCAATAGCGGAGGTTGAAGGTGCGCCAAAACGGAACATTGAGATCGCCTTGTGGCCCGACTTCGCAGGAAGTGGAGCCTTCTCGGCGAACTGATCCAAGACCAGTGCCTGAACAGCATAGGACAGTAATTTCTTACTGAAATAGTTCTGATACTGGTTGGATAGTGTAGTAGTGGTATTTGTAGCCATACTTCTTTTCTAGTCAGCTACATGGCATCATCTACCTCCATAGCCGCACGGCGCAGATATTCAGTCTGCTCCGCATCAGACAGGTCATCAAAAGACTTGTCTCCATCGGCTTTCTCGTTGGTAAATCCACCATTCACTGACATTTTCTTTTCCAGTTTTGTTAGTTTATCGGTTAGCTCTTTAACTTGGGAGTCGCTCTTTTCAGCACCCGCAGCCGTTATTTGTAACTGAGCAATCTTAACCGCCTGTTCCAATCCAGCAGAACTCTGCATGGTTGGGTGCTCGGTGAGGATCGCATTCGCCTTCTGAGTTAACTCCGAGTCAGGCTTCTGAAGATCGGTATGCTTTTGCATGAGTTCCTGTCTCTTGCCTTCAAACGCATCCCAATGATTCTTCGCAACCCTTTGCTGCTGTGCTTTCTCGCCTTCAGTGCGAACCTCATTGGCTCGCTCGACGGCATCAGAGGCGAGGTCATCATCGCCCTCCTCCTTGAGCCTCTTAGCAGCATTCTCGTAGTCCTCGGCAGTGAAGCCCTTCTCGTCTCGGTAAGCCTTTCCCTCGTCCAAGTCGCCTTGACGACTCTTAAGTTCCTCGGCTGTCTTGAGTAGTTCTTCACGTTGACGCTTGAGTTCCTCTTTCTCAGCATTTATCTGCTTCCAAGAGTTGCTCTTACGCTCCTCGTTCTTTACCCACTTACTCTTTTTCGGCTGCTCCTGTGCTTCAGGAGCTTCACCTTCTGTCAATGAACTAACCTGTTCATCCACATCCTGCCCTTCAGTCTCCGGTTCCTTAACCGCTTCTTCGGCTGGTTCTGGAGGAGATTCCTCTTGAACTTCCTCTTTCGGTTCCTCCGGCTGTATCTCTACTTCCGGTATTTCCCCCGCCTCCACGGCAGTATCGTACTGCTCGGCTGCGGCCAACATTTGTTCGGCGGTTACTTCGCCGGTTTCTTCTGGCATAATGCTTCCCAATTAGTGCTTATCCTCGTCCAACCATCGCACCAAAGCGGTTGACCGTTGCTGTGGGGTTTTGACTCGCCTGATAATCAACCCCAAACATATCAGACGTAAATTCTTCCGGCTCCTCGATTTCCCTTGCCAAAGCCTCAACGGTATGAACCGTTGTTCTCACACCATTCGCAAATCCTGCCTCAAACTCAAGCTCTTTTTTACTGGACACCGCCTGTTGGTTCTGCTTGAGAACCATATTCAGCAGTACCATGCGGAACCTTTTCCCTTCTACTGAGACGAGAAACCTGCGTAATGCATTCGATTCTGCCGCAGTCCACTCCGGTTCGCTGATCCACGGGAGATGCTTTGACATCTTCCAAGCTACCCGAATAAACCTAACAACCCTGCCCATCAATAATCTCCCTGCTGCACAACCGCCTCAGTCTGTTCAACCATTTGAGCTTCCTGCGGTGGCATTTCCCCGCTAACGGCTTGCATTTCCATCTGGTCTTGCTCCTGCTTAGACGGCATAAATCCAATTTGTACCATATATTCCTCAACATCCTTCCGCAACGCTCTCGCGTTGTTGGTATCAACTGACTCAAAGGCATTGAGGAGTTCGCCAAGTCGCCCACTAATCGCCTGTTGCGCCTGTGGGCTGAACTGCATTCCGCCTTGCATAGACTTTTCAAGGAACTGCATTAGCACCCCGATCCTCACGCGATAGTCCTGTCCTTCTTGAACCGGAATCTGTTCACCAATCAGTAGCGCAGGGATAATCTTCTTCTCGTCTGTAACCTCATTACTCTCCTTCTCGTTCGGGTCTTGCACCAATCGAGGCACTAAGGACGGGTCTTCCAGTTCCAAAATACTCTTGTCCAGTTCAACTTGATTTATCCACGGGCTATTCACAAACAACTGTTTACGTTGAACCGCCTTATTCAAAAGCATCACCTTACTGACCATATCCATCCCGCCTCTCGGCTCAAGCTGGTACTCGTCATGCAAGGCAACAGGATCAACAGCCAAACTATCTTCAAGAAACCTGTACTGAAGACTCTTCTTGTCGAACTGAAGGAGAATACTAAACGCTTGGCGGAACAGATCACCCAACGCCTGACGGAACAGACGCAGACGCAAGTCCATGTTTTGTTGAGCTTGAGCGTTAACAGACTCAATCTCAGTGGCTGTACGGCGATCCCTGTCCGCCATGATACCATAGTCGGGAACGGTGACACGCTGTTCAGCAACAGATTGCGTCTGCATCATGTCCTTATCAAAGTCCATCGGGGTGTTCGGCATTTGGACGGGCGCGATCCCGAACGGTAAAATCTGGCCCGGATTTAGCCTTAAATTGACGCTGTTCGGGAGATCGCGCTCCGCCCTGAACAACGGCTTATTGAACAGGGTTGAGGCATCCATCTTCTCGTTCCAAGTCTTCGTAAGTGAAGCTTCAAACGGTGCAAGTATCTCGCAAACTCCACGGGGAGAAAACCATCCCCCGTCAGTAACTTCGTACTTGGACGAAACAAACGGCGGGTTGTCGTGATCGAAAGGAACCTCCATGCTTTTACGCAACGGAGTGTCAGGGGCTTGGGGAGAGAAACATTGCATGATCCACTTGCCGTCCTCGTCATGCGTATAAACCTCCCAAACAATAACTTGATCCTCGTCGGGAGAATGCGTAATACCCTCCCGTATTTCCTTGTCATATTTTAAATCATCAATCATTGCCGAATCCTGCACCTTCGCGCCGATTATCTTGCTGATAAGGCTTTTGTCGGTGTTATAGATTCCAGCACGCTTATAAGACTCAAGGCTCATCGGCATTACCTGCGTAATACGGTCGGCTGTGGAGATGTCCTTAGTCCAAGGCGGAACAACAATATACATCGGGTCTATCGCCTGAAACTCAACACGTTTGGTTTCAGTGTTCCAGAAGGTCTTCATTACGCTATGGCCACTGACGAGCATATGGTCAATCCAACTCATCACCTCAGTAGCGTAGTTGGACTTCTCATGGAGCTTATAACTGAACCAATGCTCTGCGGCAGTCGTGAATCCCGCCATCTGGCTACGCATCGGCACAAAAGTTGCCAACACATCAAGCCCCATAGCCTGTTGAAAGAAGGCTGGCTTGAGTTTGTTGATGGTAGTGTCTACAAGAGGGAAGTGAATGTCAGAAGCATTGGGCCACGGCTTAACCTTTCGGCGCAAACCGTCAGTTCGCATTTGATACCATAAACCCTGTCGCGTCTCCCAACGCGCACGGCTCTTAATATCATCGATGACCAGATCGTAAATCTCGTTGCTCATTTATTATATTCCATACTTCTTACCTCCAGCAGCCTTACGAGGGCCGGAAGCCATCTTGCGCCGTCCAGCTTTGGAGACTTTGTTCTTTAGCTTCTTACGCGCTCCGCGTCTTGCTCCAAGTGATTCGTCCTGCCGTGATTTGTAGCCCTGTTTTTTTGCTGCCATAGTATTTTATTTTCTCTTTGTTGTTTTGGTTTTGGTTAACTTTTTCTTGGGAGTTTCCTTTTGCCACTCCTTCGCCACCTTAGGCTTATTAGCATACATCCATTTCCTCTGGCTCTCGCTCTTGAAAGGCATTACAATGCTTTTTTTCTCTGATTAAACTTCCGCTGCTCATTAAACTTATCCATCTCTGGTGAGTGTTTAAGCAGCTTGCTTCCCGCTCGTATCATTTTTAAGTATTTTTCCTGACCCAAAAGCTTGTCAGCGTCTTTCTGATCTTTCGCCGCTTCAGCTATATCTCTTCGGAACTCTAAGTTCCCTCTAGCTTCCTTCGCCTCCCTGTAAGAGGTTGGGCCACCTAATCTCCATTTTCTTTTTGGCATATTATCTTCCCCTTCCCCGATTCCTCCCGCGAGGGGCAGCTTTACTGGCTAAATCCTTTGCGGTTGGAAGTGTGTACCCGTTAGGTCGTGGAACCTGCGCCTTCTTTTCTTTCTTCTCCTTAGCCATTAGTGATTATCCCATTCGTTAAATTCATCCGGTTCAGGGTGTCTAACCTTCATCGTCTTCCACGTTGCCATAATCATCATCTCCGCAGTAAGCGCATAAGGAATACACTCCGAACAAATGTACCCCATCGTTGCCACATCCCTCGCTGCCGCTGCTCCCATCTCATTGCACACATAACAAACCTTATCATGTGGAGGAACTGGCCTTATACTTGACCGCCTCAATGTCAACACTTTTCTCCTAATACCCTACAAACATACCACTTGGCAAGGAATCTTCTTGAAAACTTGACTCAGCTTCTTCCATCAATTCCCCAACTGTAGGACGGGTAATGGCATTAAACCTCTCCCAACTGCCACCAATACCGCCCCCACACGAGATGCAACCCATGACTGCATCAGCCCTATCAGGACTGTCAAGCCCTCTGGCTTTCATCTTATCTTTCGACTCCACTCCAAGCTTTCCTGTTCGACTTACTTCCGAACGCCTCGTCACCATCTGCTGATGTAACATCCCGTCATCCGGCAAAAGTATCTCACGCTTCTCAATCGCCCTCGCCGCCGTGTGCCACATCTCCGAACTCCTGTTCGCGTAACGATCATCAAAAGGTTTGGCCCCGAAATTCACCCTATGAATGTCGTATCCCGCATCCATCAGCGCATCACACAACGGTAAGCCCATTCCACCTTCATCAGCGTATACCTCGTCCTGCGTCAGATTGTTCTTCTTGATAAGGTTTATGATCTTGCCAATCGTCGTGTTCGTATTCCGCTCACGCCAAGTAACCATCTCCATCACCTTGTTCCCACTTCTGTACGCAAAAACACATTCATCGCCGCCAGCAGCAAAATCAATAAACGCCACCCTCAATCCCATATTAAGCTCTGGAGGATTCTGTAAACATTCCTCAAGGCTCTTGAGGTTAAGAACCAGACCTTCCCCACTGTCGTCCACAAACTCCCCATAAATCATTGAACGGATCAAGGGACTGTTCTCACCGTACATCTCAATCTGCTCGTCAATCCAGCCCCGCTCCAA